CTATGAAAAAAGGCGGTATGGCTAAAAAACCCGTTAAAAAAATGATGATGGGCGGTATGGCTAAAGGTGGTGGTATTGAAGTTAAAGGCAAAACCAAAGGCAAAATGATCGCTATGAAAAAAGGCGGTATGGGAAAGGCTTGCTAATCATGGCTGATTTTCCTGATATAAGTGGCGATGGTGAAGTAACGCAAAAAGATATTCTTATGGCTAAAGGAGTTGTACCCAAACCCGTTAAAAAAGCTAAAGGTGGAAGGGTTAAGTCTTCTGCTTCTAAACGGGCTGATGGTATTGCTATTCGTGGAAAGACTAAAGCGTAATGGTTAAGCTCGTAGAACCTGTTAACCCAACCCCAAAAGCTGGGGAAGGGAAGTCCTTTATTGAAAGGATGGAACGGGGTATGAAGAATGACGATCCTGAGACTAGAAGACAGTTTGCGGAAAAGTTAGAGAAGTACGTCAACGAAGGCAAGGCTTTAAACGAGGCTAGAAACGAGTATAAGAAGATTCCTGGTCTATCCAGAGCAGGCGGGGGCGGCGGTGGGGCTGGTGGCGATTTCAGTGGTATGAAGGGTTTAGACAAACCGTTTAAAGCTGGCGGTAAGGTATCTAGTGCCTCTAAACGGGCTGATGGCATTGCTATTAGAGGGAAGACAAGAGCATGAGACCAAGTAGAGGTATGGGTGACATTAATCCTGACAAGATGCCAGGCAAGAAGATGATTAAGCGTAAGGACAAGCCAGAAGACGTGGAGATGTACGCTGGTGGCGGTCTTTATGCCAATATCGCAGCAAAGAAAAAACGCATAGCTTCGGGTTCTGGTGAGAAGATGCGAAGTCAAGGCGCAGCAGGCGCTCCTAAGAAAAGTGACTTTGCTAACGCCGCTAAAACAGCCAAGTATGCTGAAGGTGGTAAAACAAAATCCACAGTAAACGCTGCTGGTAACTACACTAAGCCAGAAATGCGAAAAGCTATCTTTAATAGAATCAAGGCTGGCGGTAAAGGCGGTGCGCCAGGGCAATGGAGTGCGAGAAAAGCACAGATGACAGCTCAGGCTTATAAAAAAGCTGGCGGCGGGTATCGTGACTAGTTGGTCAGATAAGCGCAAAAAGTCTGTTGACTGCAAGAATCCAAAGGGGTTCTCGGAGAAGGCGCATTGTGCTAGTAAAAAGAAGATGGCAGGCGGCGGATTAGCAAAGTCACAAACGTCTTTAAAAGACTGGGGTAAACAGGATTGGCAAACAAAGTCGGGCAAGCCATCTACTCAAGGTCCAAAGGCTACTGGTGAGCGCTACTTACCGAAAGCGGCAATACAATCATTAAGTTCTAAAGAGTATGCAGCAACGACTAAAGCAAAACGTGCAGGAAAAGCAGCTGGGAAACAGTTTGTAGCCCAGCCAAAAAGTATAGCGAAGAAGACAGCGGGATATAGAAAATGAGTACATCGGGTACAGTCGCTTTTAATTTAGATCTTAATAACCTCATTGAAGAGGCGTTTGAGCGAGCAGGTACTGAATTGCGTACAGGTTACGACATGCGAACTGCCCGTAGGTCTTTGAACTTATTGACAATTGAATGGGCTAACCGTGGTATTAACCTGTGGACAATTGAGCAAGGCCAAATTCTTTTAACTACAGGACAAGGCTTATACCCAATGCCTGTAGACACTATTGACATCTTAGATGCCGTGGTGCGTCAAAACAACGGCGTTCAAAGCAATCAAATTGACATCAATATCACTCGTATTTCAGAGTCCACTTGGTCAACAATCCCTAATAAATTAGCCCAAGGACGTCCTATTCAGATGTGGTTTAACCGCCAGTCGGGGCAATCTAATACGTCCTCAGCAACTCTAGCCAGTACGATTACGTCAACAGCTACGACTATTCCAGTCTCTAACGCTAGTTACTTACCAACCACAGGTTTTATTAAGATTGATTCTGAAACGATTAGTTATTCTAATGTAACGGCTAATAACCTAATTAACGTAAACCGTGGACAGAACGGCACGACTGCGGCGGCACACACTGCTGCGGCGCCTATTACAGTGCAAAACTTACCTGCTGTTAATCTCTGGTTAACCCCAGACGCAGGCGGCGGTCCATATACCTTTGTCTATTGGAGACTACGTAGAGTCCAAGACGCTGGCACAAATGGTTCTGTAGAGCCTGATATTCCATTTAGACTACTGCCTTGCATGGTGGCAGGACTTGCCTTTTATATGGCTCAGAAACTACCTGACGGACAAATGCGACTACCCTTTTTAAAACAGGAATACGAGGAGCAATGGCTCATGGCTTCTACGGAGGACAGAGAGAAAGCTGCTTCTAGGTTCGTTCCTAGGGCGAACTTCTATGCCTAATAAATTTAGTAGTGGCAAATATGCGATTGCCGAATGTGATCGATGTGGACAGCGATTTAAGTTAAAAGAGCTTAGAAAGCTAACGATTAAGACGAAGCAAGTAGACATCAAAGTATGTCCAAGTTGTTGGGAGCCAGATCAACCGCAGTTGCAGTTGGGAATGTATCCAGTAGATGACCCACAAGCTGTACTAGAGCCACGCCCTGATGTAAGCTATCAAGTATCTGGGAGTAGTGGTTTGCAGATTAACGGAACAAACGACACAACCTTAGAAGGTGTTGGTTTTCCTGAAGGCGGCAGTAGAATATTTCAGTGGGGCTGGAACCCTGTTGGTGGTGCTAGGGATGACGGTTTAACACCAAATGATTTGGCACCAGAAGGTCAGGTAGGTAGCGTAACAGTAACAATAACTTAGGAGCAGATATGAAACACGAAGATATTAAGAAGGACAAGCCGATGATGGAAACCGTTGCTAAGAAAGCCGTCAAAGGTCACGAGAAACGGATGCACGGTATGAAGGCTGGCGGTGTAACGACTATGGACATGAAGAAAATGGGTCGTAATCTAGCCCGTGTTGCCAATCAAGGCATGAAAAAAACCGCAGGTAGGGGTCGATAATGCCTAAATTCTCTAAAAAAGTAATGGGCAAGGAAGTCGGAGATGCTTCAGTCTATGCCGAGCCACACACTATGGATGGCAAGCCGTTAAAGATTAAAGATACTACGGGTGCTCAAGAAATGGCAAAAATGAACATTTCGGTTGACGGCATTAGTAAGGGTAACGGCAGACCCGTAAACCAATACGGCAAGATGGAAATGCGTGGTGCTGGTGCGGCGACTAAAGGTCGTATGACTAGCGGAAAAATGGGCTAATGAATTACACGGAATTAACTTCTGCAATTAAAGGATTTGCTGAGAACGATTTTCCAGCAACCGTAGGAACATTTACGTCTGCGCAGCAGATTGCTCGTTTTGTGCAGTTGGCGGAGCAACGCATCTATAACATGGTGCAACTACCTGCTATCCGTAAAAACGTTACAGGTAACATGACAAGCGGTAATCGGTTCCTAGCAACTCCCTCAGACTGGTTGTCGACCTTTAGCCTTGCGGTGATTAATGCGGCGAATGAGACTAGCTACTTACTCAATAAAGACGTTAACTTTATTCGTGAGTCCTACCCAGACACGGACGCAGCCTTCTACGCCAAACCAGAGTATTACGCCATATTTGACGACAATACCTTTATTCTTGGACCTACTCCAGACGCCAACTATGCTACAGAACTGCATTACTTCTATTACCCAGAATCAATTGTGACGGCGGGAACGACTTGGTTAGGAACAAACTTTGACTCTGCTCTTCTCTACGGGGCTTTACTAGAGGCCGCCTTATTTATGAAGTCAGACGCTGATACGATGACTATATATAAAGCCCGTTATGACGATGCAATGACAGAACTTAAACAATTAGGTGATGGCAAGAACCGTCAAGATGCCTATCGAAGTGGACAAGTAAGGTACCCAGTCAGATGAACGTACAAGGACTAGGAGAATCCAACGGGATTCAAGTGGCTACTAAAGACTTTGGTGGGTTCACCACAGAGGAAGTTGCTGAACGGGCGCTAGATAAGATTATTCAAGTAGGAGATCAATCTCACCCATTGGTTCGGGAACAGGCATTGGCTTTTCGTAATCATATTCGTAGTGTGTTGGTTTTTTATATGAATGAAGCTGTAAAATTTGATCGTGTAACACTAGCCCACAAGCTACGGGAAGCTGGTCATCCTGAATTAATTAAACTTTTAGAGGAGTAAATCATGGCATTTACAGGCAATTTCATGTGCACCAGTTTCAAAGTAGAGCTGATGAGAGCAGTTCATAACTTCACAACTGGCACAGGTAACACGTTTAAACTGGCTCTGTATGACAACTCAGCGTCCTTTACAGCGGCGACTACAGCGTATACAGCCACAAACGAAGTAGCTGCTTCTGGTACTTATTCTGCTGGCGGTGGGACTTTAACCAATGTAACTCCAACGTCTACGGGTACGACTGCGTTTACTGACTTTGCGGACTTATCGTTTACCACTGCAACCATTACAGCTTTTGGCGCAATGATTTATAACGACTCAGCAGCTGGCGATCCTTCGGTATGTATTCTGGACTTTGGCGGCGCTAAGACCTCGACAGCAGGTACGTTTACAATTATTTTCCCAACCGCAGACGCAAGTAACGCAATTATTCGGATTGCTTAATTATGGCGGATAACGTTGGGTACACCCCTGGTACTGGGGCAAATATTGCCGCTGATGATATAGGAGGAGTCTTATATCAACGTATGAAGCTAACGTTAGGTACTGACAATACCAACGGCGGGGATGTGTCTACCTCAAACCCAATGCCAGTCGAGCCACAAAACATTACCACATCGTTTCGTGAATCGTTTGAAACATACAATACAGCAACAACGTGGACTGAATCAAAAGCTGCTGGAGACATTGTCCAGTTAGATGGTAACGCTGTATCTGCATCGTATCTTGTTATCTCAAAAGATCCACTAACAGCAGATACCGAAACTTATGTAGAAACGCAATCTACCTTTCCAGTACCGTTAGAAACTATTGTTGGTTTGGGAATGTCTCAAAGGGTATTAGGTCAAGAGCTATCTATTGAGTACGTAAGTACAGAAACCCCTATTCCATTACCATCCAATATTGCAATTTCAAGTATTACTCAGGCAACCACTACCCTAACCGTAACAACCTCTACTGCACACGGATTAGTTGCAGGCGCACGTATTGGTATCCTTGGAATTACAAGTGATAGCCGATTAAACTACCCATGCTTAGTTGTGGCTAATATTACAAGCTCTACCGTATTCACGGCTACAGCAGGACCAATGGGTACGATTACTTCTTTAAGTGTTGGACCATACACCAGCCAAGGTTTTGTGTATTTCCGTTCCGCTATGGGCGGCGCACCAAACGGCTACAGTCAGATATTTGAAAATGCTTCAGCTAATCAATCATCTTATTATGTGCGTTCAGATTCTGGGGACGTATACCCATCGGGTACTTTTGCTGGAAATCATTCAGTAACCATTGGTACAACTGCGTCTGTTCAAGCTGTTGCAGCTAACTATAGTTACGCATTTGTACCTACTAACGAATATAGGTCTTTACTTCAAGTTGACAGAGTTAACTATTATGACGCTCTTATTGATTCTACTACTCAACCTTCAGCTCGTAGAAACGTAACTCAGGTTATACCAAAAATAACAGAAAACTACAAAATCCGTTTCCGCTTTACCAACGACAAAGCATTAACTGTACCAGTTGCTAAGATTGTTTCTGCGTCTAAAGCAGGCTCTACAACCGCAACAATAACTACTGCCACGGCTCATGGTTTAACCACTGGTGATTTTGTGTTTATTACTGGCATTAGAAACGGTACTGATTTTATACCTATTACAACCGCTGTAGCTGTCGCCTCAACACCAACATCGACTACCTTTACTCTTGTATATGGTGGAACATCAGCAACAACAACTAGCTACGGTGGATTAGTTGCAAGAGCTAATGGTGGAAATTTACCATCGGCTTTTTCTGGTGCTGGAGCGGGAGCAGCTTTACAAACAGCAACAGTAACTAGTACACAACTAACACTTACAACGGTATCAGGTTATTCTGTAGTTGTTGGTGATTATGTAAACGTTTATGGTTGCCGTGACGCCTCTACTGGCGCAGATTTAGGCGTTGACGGTGTTTACAAAGTAGTCAGCGTAGTAACAACAACTGCAATATTAGAACCAATTGGCTCAACAGTACTGCCTGCGCCATTTGGGTCAACGGCTTGCGGTGGAGCTTTAATTAAACGGACAGACGCTCGTATTTCATATATTCGTCTGTTTGAGTACCTACGAGAAAAAGTTGAAGTATTAAATAAGAACGATAGTTTTAGTGCAATTCCTGTTGTTGTAAACAGCGGCACTATTACTGCTATTTCTTCAGGTAGCTTGCTTGCGTTTACACCAATTAATTCAATTGCAACGGACATTACAAGTGCCGCCTTAACTTCTACTGCTACGTCTGCCGCATTTACACCTACAGCAAGCGGATCGGCTGAGTTTAACGTAATCGTAACCGCTGTATCAGGTACAAACCCAACACTAGACGTGGTAGTCCAAGAGTCAGATGACTCAGGTACAAACTGGTTTGATATATATCAATTTCCTAGAATTACTGCAACAGGACAGTACCGTAGCCCATTAATTCCAATGGTAGGAAATCGTGTTCGTTATGTGCGTACTGTTGGTGGTACAACACCTAGCTTTACAAACTCTGTTAACCGTTTAATTGTAAACACCGCACAACCATTACAACGTCAGTTCTTTGACCGCACAGTTGTGCCAAATACATTAAACAGTACCAGCCCGTCTTTCTTTACAGAAGGCTGCGTTGATTTAGTTGTGCTGGTTAATATGGGAGCGATTACTACTACTGCACCTACTTTTGCCTTACAAGTATCTGTCGATAACGTTAACTTTGTACAGCTAGGCGCTGATATTGTAACGGTGGCAAATACAACAAACATTCTTCAAGTAAGCAACGCACAAGCTCGTTTTTCTAGGCTGCTTGTTAAGTCAGCTGGTTCTGGCGCCACCCTTGGTTATGTCATGGTTAAGGGAGTTGGAAATTGAAAACGGGCGAAGTGTTTGACCGAGATGAAGAAGGTTTGTGGCTTTGCGAGTCTTGGGAAGAGGATGGCATTGTTCATACAACACGCACATTAGTAGAAGGTGTAGAACCAGAAACTATAAGTTAGGTAGGCTTACATGAGCCTCTTAATTTTATTAGGACCAAATAACCGTAATGTTCAAGTTACAGGGGTATCGGGTACTGGGCAATTAGGTAGCGCAGTAGCAGCGGCAGGTGCAGACGTATCTGTAACAGGCATAAGTGGTACTGGTCAAGTAGGGTCTGTAACAACTACAGCCTCAGCTTCTGTAACGTTAACGGGCGTTTCTGGAACCGCTTTATTAGGTACTGCAACTGTTTTACCCAGCATTGAAGTTAACGTAACAGGCGTTTCTGGTACTGGAAATGTAGGCTCTGTAGTTGTTACACCGTCTGTAGAGGTCTTTGTTACGGGCGTAGCAGGTACGGTTGAGCAGGGTAGCGTATCTATAACAGGTAGTGCGGTAGTCAATTTAGTAGGCGTAGCGGGAACGGTACAGCTAGGGACGGTTGTTGTAGAACCAGGTGTTCCTGTTCCAGTTACGGGATTACAGGCTACGGGTAGTGTTGGAAGTGTAACGATTGCGGCTTCTGCCAATGTGTTCCCAATAGGGGTTCAGGGCATAGGTCAAGTAG